AATTGGTGCCCGATAAAAATGAGTAGCTAGCTAAAGCCATCCCAGCATGAAAAGGCGTACCATTAATAAGTATGGTAAGCTTAAGGTTAGCTTGGAATATGCCATAATTTTCGAGCTTTCTCAAGATAGCAGCATCGTTTAAAATAACAGTCCACGGATCAATGGCAAGAGAAACATTTCCAGCAACGGACCAAGCTGCGCTAGCAAGGCGAACCTTTCTAGTAAGGAAGTGCTTAATCTCTCCAAAATCTGAGTGACCATTTAACAGAGCAGGGGGAGGAGCAGTGGATAATACATTAGTAGTATGCATTGCGTTCCGAGCCTCTTGCTCAGACACTGTAGTCGACGACTGGGTAACCACAGTAAAAAATTGTCTATTAATGTTAGACAAAACATTTTGCCGCTTTACGTCCGGCAAGACAAAAACATTATTATCCATAAGTGTTTTTACATAAGGGCAGTACCCGCATATGCAACGATTCATACTCTGACAACACGCATATAATGCTGCCCAAGGGTTCTGTCGTGATTTCCCACGCACTTCGAAACATGTGCTAGAGGTTACTCCGAACCGTTTACGCCGGAGCTCCTCCTGAAACGACTGCTTCATTGGAAGTGATACATTGAGACTACTCTGAGTCTCTATACTATCCTGAACACACTCTTCATCGTCTTCATCTTCAGACTCTTCCTGGTCATCGTCACCTGACCTGAGGACCCATTCTAGGGTCCTATGATAATCATAAAAATGCTTCTTAATAAAGAAAGTACGGACAGCATCACATTTCTCTTGATGCAAAATAGTGTACATCATCGAAGTGTACTTATCAAAAACAGCTTGTCCATGCAAACTCCACTCCCGACGAGCTGCCAGATAACATTCTGACAGCTGTTGAGCATCACTAATGGACTCCTTCTTAACAAAGAAAGATAGACTCTTAAAAACAGATTCTAAAGCTAAAGGAGCAACCATGTGACCATCTAACTCTCTAAAAGTTCTCTTAAGGAAATCCGCTTGTTCAATGTTAACAAAAGGAACAGATTCTGTTTCTTTGTCAGCCATCGTATACGGAATGCCCATATCACCTAGAACTTTCTGCAATACAGTGTGGTTGAAACCCTTCAAACGAGAACCAAAGATATTATCATCGCCCATAACTAATAAATGGACGTTGTCCTTGAACTTCGTGAGGTCGAAACCAGACTTATGGTACGCAAAACGAACATAGAGAGAATTGACTATTGAATTAACTATCAAAGTCAAAGGATGACCTGAAGAATTTCCTCCAAAAAATTGGATCAAATCTCCATTCATATTGGTCACTGGAAAAGCGATATCAGTCATAATACCACGACTGATCATCCTATCTGCTGTGCTAAGAGGCTGAAAAGCCTCCCTACACTTATCCATGACATAAAAAGCATACACAATAAAAACTGCAGGCATATTTTTGTCGAATTTGGAATAGTCTCCAGCAACTATGCGATCCTTACCAAAGGCAACAAGATGTTCGTACATCTCGAGCCAACTGGAAGAATATACATTAATGCCGGCGGCACACTCAGAAAGAATGTTGTTACACATAATCGCTCTGGATAAATAAAGATACTGCTCACGAACGACTAAAGAGAAAGCGATATCAGACGCTGTAAAAACACGCGTCTTCCCGCTCTCGATCTTCTTAAAAGTGGTTGGTTCGTCCTTGAGGGTACCATTAAAAATAGAACCAGCTCTTTCTCCTAGTAGATACCTTCTCTTAAGGTCATCAATACAAAGAAGAACTTCGTCACACGGAATAAATTCATCTACTTGCTCTGAAACACACTCAAGACATTGAATTGTCTTAGGTTGTTCATGCGTACAGTTGAAATACTTCCTTTTAGCTCCTGGGAAGTAAAAACCCCCAGAAGTTGACATTGGAATGCGATCTATGAAATCCACACCGTGAATTCCTAGAATAGCTTCCTCTTGTGACAAGACCCGAACTTCTTCGAGCCACGCTGGATCTTTGAG